CACGTCGCGCAGCACGCCGTGCCCTCGAACGCCCTGCCCGTCGTGCACGTGCCGTGGATCTCGCACTCGTGCGTCCAGCACTTCGAGCAGGTGTTGTGCTGACCGGTCGGGTCGATGCTGCTGGCGGTGCCGGGCACGAGGTGCCGACAGACGGGAAGACTGATGGGCTTCGGGCCTTTACGGTGCTGCCGGACCTGCGTTCCATTCTTCGACCGTGGCGTGACGACGCCAGCGGGCCAATCAGCGCGAGGCACGAGACTGAGCTGGTAACGGTAATGCCGATTCGACTGGCATTCCGCGTGCATGTTCGGCGTCATCGTTCGGCGAGTGTGGTCGCACTCACCGGCCCCGTCGCACTCGCACCGCTCGGGAAACACGCTCACGGGTTGCATCCCCTCAGCGTCACCGTCGCGGGAGCCCCCCAGCCGAAGTCGCCGCCGAGCATGAAGACGTTGGTGCCAAGGCAGTCAAAGTCAACGGACGCCAACGTGTAGTAACACTGAACGCCGGTAGCGATGCCGAAAATGTTGTACTCGTAGAACTCCAAGAACACGATGTTGCCGCCGGGGTCGTTGAAGCATTGCAGGATGACTTCGACGAACATCCCATTTGGGCAGGTCAGATACGCACGCCATCGCCAGCACGGGTTGGCTCCCGGGACAGAGTAACTTAGCAGTATCCGGGTTTCGACCTCCGGGCAGTCTGCTCCGCCGACGTAAGCCGGGAGCGTCATTCCAGTGACGCAGTAGTTGACGGCCGACGTGGCACACGGGCAACAATAGGTCGCATGAGGTGTCGGGCAGCACGCCAAGTCCATCGTTGCGGGCGGGGCCCCGCAGCATGGGCAGTCTTCGTAGCGGGTGGTCGTGCTCACAGTAAGACGATGACGCCTCCGACGACCGCGATCCCCGTCTTTGTGACTACGAGGTCTTCGCCGTCGCAGGTCACATCCGTGACGACTTCGACCGGGTCGTCGGAGACCGAGTCGTCGAGGCCGGCCACGCCGATCGCCGTGACGAACACCGTGCGCATCTCGCCGCAGATCGTCTTGTCGCCCGACATCTGGGCCATGTACGTATTGCCGACGATCAGCGGGTAATCGTGCCGCTCGACCAGCCAGCAAACGCCGTCGGGGATGTCTTCGGCCGCCTCGTTCGTGGCGTCCCACATTTCGAGCACGGCCGGGTAATAACGGACCGACGACTCGGCCGAGTCGCCCGACGAATCTTCCGACGAGTTGTCGCACCCCTCGTCGTCCGTGACGCGCACGAGTTGCCAGTTCGGCACGCCGAGATGCCCGGAGATGCGCGGGCGCTGGGGCATAGCCTCGACGCGGCGGACCGCCTGGACGATCCGCGCTGCGCCTGCCGCATCGAAGCCGTGCAGGTCGGGATCAGGCATCCGCCGCTTCCCGCATAATCAACTGCGCGAGCAGGTTGGTGCCCTTCGACCCGCCGCCGGAGACGGTCACCACGATCTTGAACAGATCGTCCGCGACGTAGGACGTGACCGACAGCAACCCCTCCTGGATGTCGTCGGCCGTCGTGCTGTTGTCGATGGTGATGACGCTCGTCAGGATCGTCGTGCCGTTCTTGAGCACGTCGATCGTGTACGAGTTCGCCGCGGCGGGCACGGTGTCGGCCACGGCCCGCAGCCCGACGATCTCGCCGGCCCCGCGTGCGATGTGAACGTACTCGGTCACCGTGGCCGGAGCGGCCTGGCGGTGCTGAATGACGATCTGCTGCTCGAGCTTCGACGCCGAGATCCCGGCGTCGGCCGCGACCTGCGAATCGCTGATCGAGCTGGCCGACGGCGAGAGGTCGGCCGCGGTGAGTCGGCCGACAACGTGCACGTCACCCTGGATAACACTGATGGCCATGATCGGTCGCTCCTAAGTGTAAGCCGGATCCGGAAGATCCAGATCGTCGAAGTTTTGCGAGTAGTACACCTCGAACCGCAAGTTGACCGGTTTCTGGGTGTACGTCCCGTTCGCCGCCCGCGGCAGCGCGAGCCCCTGCCCGTTGAGCAGGCCTTCGCCCATCGTCATCCCGGTCGACGTGGCGAAGGGAATCAGCTTGCGGTTGACCGTGTCGTCGCTGTTGAAGTAGACCGGCCCCCTGTCGAGCAGCTCGATGTCGTGGTGCTCGGCGAAGTGAAACTCGTACCGGACGATCTGATAGCGGTAGTTGTCCTTGTAGCCGTCCTCGGCCGTGATGCTCTTGCAGAGGCACGAGTAGGCGGGCCGCCCCTGGAACGGCCGGTCGTTGACCGTGTTCTCGTACAGGGACGTGATGAACGGGCGGTAACGCTCCTCGTTCCGGGTGATCGTCAGCGTCCGGTACGGCACTGGGACCTGCGGCGGCGGATCGTACGGCGTGCCGGCCGAATTGGCGATCGCCCGCTCCTGGCTGCGCGGCAGTTCGTCGATCGTTCGCATCCGTGCGACCAGAACCTCGTGCTTACCCCAGACGATCTTCGGCGGCTCAAGAAGGGGGCTTGCGCTTTGTGGACTATCAGGCTGACCGCCGCCACCGCCGCCGCCTGTGCTCTTCTGCGGGTCGGACGTTCGCGAGTTGTACTCGACGACGACCGTCCAGTAGGTCGGATGTTCTTGATCGTCTTGGCTTGCTTCGATGCTCGTCGCGATTGCGCCAAGGTCCGACCAGCCTTCGACGATGTAACTCGCACCGATCCGCGGCAGCCCCGCAGCCAGCTCGACCTGCAACTGGCCGACTTCGGCGTCGGAGGTGATGACCTCAAACTTGCGGACGTACTTGCGTGACAGCCCGGACAGGGACAGTGAGCCCTGCCTGGTGCCGATCTCGTCAACGGAAACGATGTATCCCATGGTTAGAACTGCGCGATGTTGACTTTGAACGGAGCGGCATTGCCGATCTCGTCACCGAACTTGCCTGCTTCGTCGCTTCGTTTCTGCTCGATTATCCGGAGACGCTCCAACGCCTCAGTAAGTCGCTGCATCGGCGGCTTCATGCTGTCTATGCCGGCCGCCTGCGACTTGAGAACGAATGAGGCTGCCGCCTGTGAATTCGCATCAACTGAGCTTGCGAGCTGCGACCCCGGCGACGGGGCGAGCCGCTCGGCCTGTTCGAGAATCGACATGCCAGTGCGGCCGAGGTCGGACCCCGAGAGAAGGCCTGCCCTCTTCAATCGCTGCGCGTCAGACAGTCGCTTGCTTATCGTGTCGTACGGGTTGGCGACTTGGTCCTTGAACCCCTGTGCCAGCGACAGGTCGGCTCGGTAGCTTGCGGCCGCCTTTGCGTCTCTGTACGCGATGTAATTCGGGTCTAGCTGTCTCTCTCTCTCTTTCCACTTGTTTCCCAGAGGCCTGCCATCGAAGTAGGCGACGGAGCCTAATCCGTTCCGAACCATCCCCATTTTCAGCGAGAACAGGGCTGCCTCTTCGGACGACTTCCCGAACGCCTCCGACTGGTCATTCATTGCGTTGGTGAAGCTGCGGACAGCCTGGACGGCGTTCTTCTGTTTCGCGACTCCGTCCGCCCACCTGAACTGGGCGATCTTGCCGTCGAGCTCTTGCTCCTTCTTCTTCCGCTCGTCGAGGTTCTTGATGAAGTTCTTGTGATCCTTGTCCGCGATGTTTTTCCTCGCCTGTGCAACCCCCTCGTAATTGGAGATCTTGCTCACATCGAGTTTTTCGCTGCCGTTCTGTGCCCCCCAGATGTCCATCGCAGACTTCAGCCCAGTCACCAGAGTTCCCACAGCCGTCGCCGCCAGCCCGATCGGTCCCGCGAAGCCCGTCGCCATGCCGGCCAGTTTGCCGACCGCACCGAGGCCGTCGCTGCTGTTGAACAGGTCCTTGGCGTCGTCGAGCCAGCCGCTCGACTTCTCGCCGAACCCCTTGAGCTTTTCCTTTGCCTTGTCCAGACCGCGGTCGAACCCCTCGGTGCTGACCGTGAGGCGGTTGTTGATCGTCGAGAAGTTACTTTTGCCCATCGTGCGGCACCAGCTTCAAGCCGAGTAAGGTTGCCATCCGTTCGCCGACCGGCTCGGCCGGCCTGGCCGCTGCGGGCTTCCGCCTGGCGGTCCGCCGCCTGATCGAGTAGGTGCCCGGCTCCATCCGCACCGACCGACCGCCGACGAGCTGGGCGGCTGTCACCGGTACCTGCCCCGCGGCGACCGCGTCCCCAAGGCCGGCGAAGTCGTCGAGCTTCGCCGCGATCTGCCAGATCCGAAGCTCGCGGGCCGAGACTTCCTGCCCGATCTGCCGGAGCGTCTTCCCGAGGGCGGTGGCCAGCCAGCACAGGAACAAGCCGCCGCCCTCGGTCAGTTTTTTTCGATCTCCTCGTCGTCGTCGTCGCCCAGCCCGTTGAACTCCTCGACGATCCGCCAGAGCCGCAGCATGCCCTTGAGCGGCTTGCCGGCGAGCATGTAGTAAACGCCGAGGCCCGGCTCGACCTCCTGGCGGATCCGGACCAGCTCGGCCTCGTCCTTCTTCGCCTCGGCTTCCCGCTTCGCCTTGGCCGCGGCGAGCAGCGCCTTGACGCTCGGCCGCGGGATCGCCGGCTCGTTGAGCTTGTCGACGATCGACCAGGCGACCGCTCGGACCGTGAACAGCTTGTCCGCCTCCTCGTCGCCGAGCACGCCGGCGATCGCCGCGGACTCGGTGTCGAAGTTCATCCGGTCGATCGCTGTCCAGGACCGCAGCCGCACGGGCAGGTTGCCCCACTCCCGGACGAGCACGTTGGCGTACTCGCGGTCCGGCGACTCGCGGATCTGGTCGAGAATCGTCTTCTCTTCGCTCATGATCAGGAAGCCTTGGTCCAGGTGGTGTCACCGTCGCACGACAGCACGACGTCGTAGACGAGCCGCTCGTCGTCCGAGTAGGTCTTCGAGATCGACTTCACGCGGGCCGGGAAGACCTCGGTCGAGGTCTCCGGCATGGTGAACCGGTAGTTGCGGTAGGTGTTCGCCTTGATCTCGGTGATGAAGAAGTCGTAGCCGGTCTTGTTGTAACCGCACTTCAGCGTCACATCGCCGATGTTGAGGCGGCCGAGTTTCTTGCGGGCCACGGACTGCCGCAGGTTGCCGAGCATGATCTCCTTGCGCTCGTACCCGGGCCCGCTGGCGTCATAGATCTTCGTCAGCTCGACGTAAGTCCCCGAACCGTTCGAGTCGTACTCGAGGATCGTGCCGTACGAGAGTTCCTGGTCTTCTGCGGTCGGTGCCGGCATAACTGTCTCCGATCAAAGTTTCTGGGTGAACCCCGGCGGGCGGTCCGGTTTGTTCGTCAGCACGTCGGCCTCGAGGTCGATCCGCCGGTAGTGCCAGGTCGTGTCCGACCCGTCGTCGTCGGGCTCGTCGCCGGCGCCGCCGATCGAGGCCTTGAGCTTCTGGACCCGGCACCCGCCGAGCCAGCCTCGGTATCCGCGGAGCAGCTCGGCGACCGTCTCGGCCGCGTCGCGGGCCTCGTCGTGGTCCGTGCTCCAGATGTCGAGCTGGTAGCTGAGCCGGGCCGTGCCGTCGTGCCCCCGCATGTGATAGCCGTCGACAGCCGTGATCATCTGGTAGGTCGCGTACGCCTCCAGCTCGCCCTGGCGTGCGACGCTGCCGGAGATCCGGTCGCCGAGGTACTCGCGGACCTCCGGCTTCGCGGTCAGGAACGCGACCAGTCCTTCCTCGAACTCCCTCATGCGGATGCCTCGTCGATCGCACGGGCGACCTCGGCCCGCAGCGTCGCGGCCGACATGCGGGCGCCGATCTCGGCGGCCGGCTGCAGGAACGGCTTCGCCTTCGAGCCGCGGGTGCCGAGCTCGACCAGGTGAGCGTACTTGGACGGGTTGACGTACACGGGCTTTCCCTTGTTCTTGCCGCGGGTGACCACGCCGATCTGCTCGCGGAATCCGTCGCGCGGTCCGACGATGGCCACGGCGACCTTGCTCTTGCGGTAGAAGTTGACCTTCCAGCCGATCGAGTTCTTGAGCTGCCCTCCGCTGTACGACAGGTTCGTCGTCACGCCCGACGTTGTCACGGCGAGCTGGAACCGCTTGGCGTACGAGCGGACGACCTTCTTCTTGCCGCCGACCTCGACCCGGACCCGCTTGAAGGTGACCCGCTTCGGCACGAGACTCTTCGCGTGCCGGGCCATGGCCTGCGCGGCCTTCGTGGCCGCCTTCTTCGCGACCCGCTTCTGCACCGACTTTTGCAGCGTGCTGAGCCGACGCATGGTGTCGTCGATCTCGACAGTAGCCTTGACCTTGAACGCCATTCATGCGGACTCCCGGCAGATCAGCTCCAGCCATCGCCCGCGGAACTCGAAGTCTCGGACGGACGTGATGTTCAGAAGCCGACCGCCATGGTCGGGCAGCTCGATGACGTCAGTCGTCGTCGGCTTCCTCGGCAGGTCGTCGCGGATCGTGACGAGGAACGCGTTCGTCGAGTCGCGGCTGGCGTGGCCGGGCGATTCGGTCCCTTCCGCCTGCTCGACCTTCGCCGGCACATTGCTGCGCCACTCCCGGAACTCTTCCCGCACCAGCCCGCTCGCCGTCCGCTTGTGCGGCTGCCGCGGTTCGAGAAACGTCGCGACCCACCGAAGCTCGCCGATCACCCTGACGGCCATTTACCACTGCTCCCAGATCCGCACGTCGTCGAGCAGGACCGCCGCCGACTGCGGCATCTCGGCCGTCGTTGTCCCGACGATGACGGACTCGCGGTGTTCGTACCAGTGGGCCACGGTCTGCTTGATCGCCAGCTTGACCGACTCCGGCACGGTGTCGGCCTCGGTGCCGTAGCCGCAGGAGTAGGTGATCTTCACCCGCCCCGGGTCGCCGCTGGTCGCGGGCCAGTAACCGGCAATTGGGTACACAATGGCCGGTTCGGCGTCGTAGTCGGCGTTGACGAAGTCGCTGAGCGTGTCGACGTCGTACTCGACCAGGTTGCCGGCCGGGTCGTAGTACTCGATCGACTGCAGCTCGACGAGCGGCGGCCGCGGCAGGACCAGGTTGCCGTCCGGGAAGTCGTCGAGCGACATCCGCCAGGTCTGGGTGATGAAGGCCCGGCGGGTCTGCAGTTCGGCCAGACGCCGGGCCGCGGCGATGTAGCCGCCGATCAGGGCGTCATGGGCACTGGTCGCGACCAGGGCGTGAGCCTTGGCCTCGGCCACAGTGACCGGCTCGATCTCCGGAGCGGTGACGAGTACCAGGTTCATCGGGTCGCCTTAGTTACCAGGCCGCGAAGGAGCCGGCGCCGGTGTTGGCCGTTGAATCGAGGCAGACGACAACGACGCCCTTGCCGGACGCCGAGCTGAACGCCGCGTTGGCCGACGCCCCGTTGATCGTGCCACCCGCGGGGGGGTAGACCTTGAGGATCTGGTTCGACACGCCGTTGGCGATGAAGATCCGCCGCCCCGTCACGTTGTCGCTGGTCGAGATCTTTACGCCCTTCGTGCCGTCCGCCGCCGTGGTCGGGTAGACCTCGGCGGTCCCGGCCGGCAACGCCCCGGGGTCAGCCGACGTACTGCCGGCCGCGGCCGTCGATGCCCCGATCCCGACGTTTGTCTGGGTAACGGTCGCCGCGTTGATCGTGACCGTTGATCCGGAATCGGCGACCAGGCTGCCGCCGGACGCGATTTCGAGCGTATCGCCGCCTTGCTTGATGTGGACCTTGGGTCCGTATGTCGCATCCGCCATGGTCTGCTCCGGTGAGTCGTGCTGTCGTGAAAGGCCGGCGGGCCGCTGTTACGACCCGCCGGCGGGAAGGTAGCGGAACGGGGTCAGGCCGTGCCTTCGGCCGGGTAGTCGTGCGTTTCCCAGCTGATGATCGTGCTCGGCTGGGTGACCGGGATCTCGTCGGCGTGCTTCTTGATCGCGATCACGCCGTCGATCACGGCGTTCGCCGTGCCGCGGACGACGATGCACTTGACGTACCGCTTGCTCGGTCGCACCGTCACGGCCAGCATCTTGTTGCTGTCCGCGTCGGCGAGAGCGGACGACGCCGTGCCCTCGATGTCCGAGTAGGCGTCGGTCGCAGCGTCGTCGTCCGACTGCTGCACTTTGATCGACGTAACCTGCGAAGCCGTCAGCGTGCCGAACATCGCGAGGAACGTCACTTCGTGGAAGGTGCCGCCCGCCTGCATGTCGACGGCCGACGAAGTCTGGTCGCTGGTGCCGGCGGCGACCGCGTTCATCACACGCTCGATCCGCTCGACGTCTTTGAGGAATGGCTTGTTCATGATGCGGTCTGTGCCCTTCGTGCTTTCGCGACCGGGCCGGTAGCCCGTTCGGCGGGGGTTCGGGTGGCGGTTTCGATGGACGGGTCGACCACCGCGGCCGCCTGGCCGCACGAGATCAGAGCCCGCCCCTCGGCTCCGTCGACGTCGATCACGTCGCCGAAGTCCTGCGTTTGTCCGTTGCCGAGCACTCGGCTGGTCAGAAGTTTCACCTTCATGGGTCGTCCTGTCAGCGGGCGATGTCAGCAGGTCTTAGTGCGTCAGCACCTTGACCGGAGCGGTGCCAGCGTCGAGCAGGTTGCCGTCCGCTTCCATGAACGCCAGGAAGGCGTCCGAGTCGGTCGTGTCGCGGTACTTCTCGACCAGGCGGTAGAGCCGGATCTCGCCGACCATGCGGACCTTGTACTTGGCGTGGTTGCCGAACGAGATCGTCTTCTTCCCGCTGGAGATCGACGAGTCCATCGACTGGTTGATGACCCACGGGTAGCCTTTGAGGTTGGCCGGGTCGCCGCCGTTCGGGCCGTCAGCCCACAGCGGCCGCCCCATGCCGTCCTTCAGCTTCTTGAGAGCCTGCCGGGTGTTGTCGTGGAACATGAACGTCGCGCCAGTCCGGTGCGACGGGTCGACGCTGCTGATCAGCGTTTCGAGGTCGTCCCACGCGATCGCGGTCGCCGAGGCGGCCGAGGTCGTCGTCGCCTTCGTGATCAACCCGTTCGGCTGATTGACGCCGGTGCCGGTCGTCATGTCGTCCGACAGCTTGCGGGCGATCCGCTCGGTCAGCATGTTGCCGAGCACCGCCGGCAGGTTGTACGGCGTGCCGGTGAGCAGTTCGTACGGCGCGAAGATCTCGTCGCTCGTGTACTTGTGAGCGTCCCAGTACACCGCATTGAATGCCGGGTTGACTTCGGCGACCGCCTTGGCTTCGCCGATGCGACGCCCCTTGTTGCTGGTGTCGTTCGCGGTCGGCCATCGCAGCCGCTCGCGGCCTTCGGTCCGCATCACTTCGCAGACTTCGAGGATGCCGCCGTGCTTGAGCAGGTTGATTTCCAGAGCCTGCATGATGGCTTCGGGCATCGTCAGCACGCCGCCCGTGCCGGCCGTTACGGACGACAGGGCCCGCATGTGAGCCCGGGTGCGGGCCTGGGCCTGCTCGCGCGGGCCGGACAGCCACGCGTCGCGGATGCTGTTCGCAGCCTGCGTGTCGGCCATCCGCAGGACGAGCTCTTCGCCGTGCGGGTCGATGCCGGTCGCTTCGCACGCGCGGATGTGTTTCTCGGTCAGCGGCTGCTTCTTGCGGTTGTTCCGCAGGAACCACGCCTGCATGGCCAGGACTCGCTGCTCCTCGTCGACCTGGACGGTCCGGTTCTCGCCCGGGTTGCCGTTGCCGAGACTGGAGAGGTTGACCTTCTGGCTGCGGTTGTCGGCTTCGAGCTTCGCGACCCGCTCTTCGGAAGCGATCT